AGAAATTATGGAAGAAGCTAAAGAGGAAATGACAGCAGAGATAATTGAAGAAATGCCTGAAGAAGCTGTTGAGGAAAAAGAAGAAGAAATACAAGAGGAAGAAATGGTTGAAGAATCTACTGAAGAAGCACCTGAAAAAGAGATTAAAACAAAGGTAGCAAAGAAGAAAACAAAGAAACCTAAAATAGACAAAATTATGGCTAAAGTAGATGAACAGATTAAAGATAGTGCCAAAAACTTAACTATTAAAAACATTATAAAACTAGATGCTATGCAGAATGACCAAGTATCATTATCTGCATATAATAATACCGAGTTTTATAAGCCTAAAGATATTTATTTGAATCAGATAGAGTTATTTGATAATAGGTCTATATATGCTAATGTTGATTTAGTGGAATATACTGCTAATGATATAATGGAAGTTAAGATAAAAACACTAAATGAAATTAAGTCTAAAAAAAGGCTATTACTTTTAGAATTACAGGAGTTAAAAAATGGTTAAGAATATAAAAGATAATCTAACAAACATAGTAGTTGTATTAGGATTAGTTGCATCTATTGGTGCTGGATTTACAAAGTTTGCAAAGATGGAATCTACAATAGAACAATTATCAACTGCAACTGCACCTGATTTATCAGGAATAGAAACAAATGGATTTGCAATAATAGATCAGGACAAAGAGATTGCTATAATGCAAAAAGAAATAGAAGTATTAAAATTAGAAATACAAGAGTTAAAAGAATCTAGTAAGAATCCATTAGGCTAATGAAATTTGTATTAGCTTTTAGTATTTGTTCAGCAGTTACAGGATTTTGTAACAATACTATGGTAGTTGATAAAAAGTTTAATACATGGACAGAATGTGTAATAGGTGGAAGTCAATTAACTATTCAATATGCAAAAAAAATGGAAGAAAATATAAATAAGGATAAATTATATATCTCTTATTTCTGTAATGAAAATATCTCTGACAAAACCCCAACTTAAAGTATCATCAAGTCAAGCTAGATTTAGAGTTCTCATAAGTGGTCGTAGATTTGGAAAGACATATTTAGCTGTAACAGAGATGATGAAATACGCATCTCAACCTAATCGTAAAATCTGGTATGTAGCACCAACCTTTAAAATGGCAAAAGAGATTGTCTGGGGAACTCTTAAAGAAATGCTTAATCTATTTAATTGGATTGAGGATATAAACGAAACTACAATGACTATAACCATTAGAAAAACAAATAGTCAAATATCATTAAAGGGTGCAGATAATTATGACTCATTAAGAGGTACAGGATTAGACTTTTTAATATTAGATGAATTTGCAGATATAGATAAACGAACTTGGTTTGAAGTATTAAGAGCATCAATATCAGATAGATTAGGCCATGTGCTTATGTGTGGAACTCCAAAAGGTTATGGTAATTGGAGTTATGAAATGTATTTAAAAGGTAAGCAAGATGATGATTGGGAGTCTTTTCAATATACTACTATTGAGGGTGGTATAGTTACACCAGAAGAAATAGAACAAGCTAAACAAGATATTGATATTAGAACTTTTAGACAAGAGTTTGAGGGTACATTTGAAAATTATGCTGGTGCTGTTTATTATAATTTCCACCCAGTAGATAATGTTGTTAAACGACAAATAGATTGGACTAAACCTTTGCATATAGGAATGGACTTTAACGTAGACCCAATGTCTGCTTGTGTAAGTCAAATAGAAAAAGATAAAGTTTATTTTGTAGATGAAGTTATTATTTATGGCTCTAATACTGATGAAATGGTGCAAGAAATACGAGATAGGTATGGAACTAAAATGCAAATATTCATATATCCTGACCCAGCAAGTAAACAAAGAAAAACATCTGCTGGTGGTAGAACAGATTTATCAATACTTCAGAATGCTGGATTTAAAGTTAAGGTAAAACACAAACACCCAGCTATACGAGATAGGGTCAATGCAGTTAATAGTAGACTAAAAGATTCTAAAGGAGAAAGACATATTTTTGTTTCACAATCTTGCAAAACATTGATAAAAGGTTTACAAAGACAAATATACAAGGAGAATACAAATATTCCTGATAAGGAAGATGGATTCGATCATATGAATGACGCACTTGGTTATATGATTGACTACTTAAAACCATTAACTACACAGGCTAATTTTTCTTCTCCAACAAGATGGACAATGAAGTAATTTATGGCATACACACGAGATCAAGCATTAACAACACACAAAGACTATCAAGAAACAATTAATAATTGGGAGTATTACATTAGGTCTTATAATGGTGGGTATGACTATATGATTGGTCAATATCTTAACAGATATAATTTAGAATTAGATAACGAGTTTAATCAAAGACTTGCAAATACTCCATGCGATAATCATTGTAAAAATATTATTCAAATTTATTCATCTTTTTTATTTAGAGTTAGACCGAGTAGAGATTTTGGTTCTATGCAAGATGAAGCTAGTTTAGAATCATTTTTAAAAGACGCAGACCTAGAGGGTAACAATTTAAACTCTGTAATTAAACAAGCACAAAACTACGCATCAATCTATGGTCATTGTTTTATGATTTTAGATAAACCAAATGTAAATACAGAAACACAAGCACAAGAATTAGAACAAAACATCAGACCATACTTATCAATCGTAACTCCTGAAAATGTTTTAGATTGGAATTTTGAAAGAAAAGTAAATGGTAAATATGAACTTAATTATTTAAAGATTAGAGAAGAAGTTGATAAAGATGGTGGCACATATATGAGAGTTTGGTATCCTGATAGAATTGATACTGTGTATATGGCAGAAAGAGAAGAACCATCTCTGATAGATACTGTACCTAATATGATTGGCAAAATACCAGCAGTTATTTTATACAATTCTAAATCGCACAAACGAGGAATTGGTCAATCAGATTTAACAGATATTGCAGACTTACAAAAATCTATNTACAACGAATATTCTGAAATGGAACAATTAATTAGATTAACTAACCACCCATCATTAGTTAAAACTCCAAGTGTAAATGCAAGTGCTGGTGCTGGTGCAGTTATAGAAATGCCTGATGAATTAGAGCCAAACTTAAAACCATATTTACTACAACCATCTGGCCAGAACTTACAAGCTATTATGGAGTCTATTAATAACAAAGTAGATTCAATAAATAGGATTGCTCATACTGGTGCTGTTAGAACTCAAAAGACAGGCATAACATCTGGTGTAGCTTTACAAACAGAATTTGAATTATTAAATGCTAGACTATCAGAAAAAGCTGATAACTTACAAATAGCAGAAGAACAATTATTTAAACTATACGCAATATTTCAAAATGTTACATTTGATGGCGAGATAAACTATCCTGACTCATTTAACATTAGAGATTATGCAGCTGATCTAGTTTATTTCCAACAAGCTAAATCATTAAACATTGGCTCATCAACATTTAGTAAAGAAGTAGATAAAGAAATTGCTAGAGCAGTTATTGATGATGATACTAAATTAAATGAAATTTTTGAGGAGATAGAACAATCAACAGAAGTCGGTCAATTTACACAAGACGAACCAGCACAAGAAGATCAAGAAGTAGAGCAAGAACAGATATAATGAATGTCGGATATAGTAAAAGATGCAACATTTTATAGAATTAAGCAAATAGAACTTGCTGAAGCCGAATATTATAAATCACTTATAAAAACATTAGACAGAATAGAAAGAGAAGTAGTATCTCTTGCTAGTAGATTACCTTTAACAGATGGTAAGTTAATAGAATTACAATCTGCTATTGCTATTAGACCAAGAATAAAATTTATTTTAGAAAGAGAATATCTTAAATGGTCAGATGATGTTGTAAGAGAGGGTTTTAATAAACAAGCTAAAAGAATCGAGAAAGCATTTAAAAGAATAGGTAATATACCGGTAGAGTTTCAAGAACTAACAAAAGGCGATCTAGCTTTAGTACAGAATCTTAAACAACAATATTTCACACAGTTTAAAGATGTATCAAATACCTTTACTAGAAAATTATCAGAAAAGGTTTATCAGAATACATTAGTTGGTAGTGAGTTTGCAGTATTAGAAAAAGAATTAAGACAAACAATAAATGGCATATATGCTAGTTCAGATGACCCAGAAATTCAACGATTAGTTAATTACATAAATGATAATAAGTTTGATAAGTCTAAACAAGCACAAGTTGATAAATCAATACAAACATTACAATCTAAATTTGCAAGAGATAGGGCTGGAGAGAATATGAAAAGATATGCTGGTCAGATATTAAATGATTCTTTGCGTGATTTTGATGCAACATTAAACTTTAATAAGTCGCAAGATGCTGGTTTAACTTTTGTCAAATATTATGGAGATGTTATTCCAACTACTAGGGAAATTTGCAGAAATATGATTAGTGGTGTATATAACAAGAGGAAAAGTGGACTTTTCACAGTTGATGAAGTCAGAAAGCTGTGGGCAAGTAGAAGTTGGTCAGGTAAAAAATCTGGCGACCCTTTAGTTGTTCGTGGTGGTTATAATTGTCGTCATCAATGGTCTTATGTCAATCCTGATTGGTATGACAGCAAAGGCGAACTAATAATATAATAGGAGAAAACAATGTCTGAAGAAAACAAAAATGTTGCACCAGAAGTTGCAACT